CAGACTAAGGAAATGTAACCTCATATGAGGAGGGCATTTGAAAAGCCTGATGTCACTCTGGATCAAGATGGCTGAGGAATCGGCCATCTTATGCCACACAAGCGCCACTTCTGACATTAATACCGTCAGAAGGCGAGTCGAACATGAGGGGTTATCGTTTCTTACGATAACCCTACCCGACCTTGGAAAGGCTACCCAAAAGTGGCTGGACCAAGGACAGGTGGGAATACACACTTCCTTTGATAAAGGACGTGGAAGTCTCCCCGTATTTCTACGAGGTTTCTTCTCCCGTGTGTTCGACCGGAGAACGGGCGTGTTGCTCGACGATCCGGATATCGAGGCTATTCGAGCCATTCGGCAACTTACGTTGTCGTTTGGTAAGATAGCTTTGCCTTGCACTCCCGAAAGGGAGCGTGAGGCGATACGCCGTTTTGTCGAGTGTGAGCAGGATGTCCGGGAGTCTGACGCTAAGCTCAGTGAGGAAGATTTCGCTGGCTTCAAACAAGTGTCAGACCTGCTTTATTCGGAATTGTTCACTCAAATGGACAGAGATGTCTATTATGAGCAGATTCTTCCGAAGCACGGTCCTGGTGCAGTAGCGGATCGTCTTACCAGTAATGGTAAGTACGAAATGCGTACTTGGACCGCTCGCCTAGAAGAGGTCTTTCCCTCCTATAGGTACCTTATACCAAATCATCATTTTGTTGATGAGTTGGAAAAGGTGGACATCCTCGAACCTGGTGCAGAAATGCCCGTTAGGGTCATTTCTGTCCCTAAAACGTTGAAAACGCCTAGGATTATTGCCATTGAACCGGCCTGCATGCAGTACATGCAGCAAGCGGTAAAAGGCAGTTTCCTTGCGGCCTTCGAGAGGGATGAACTCCTCCGCGGGCTGATCGGATTTGATGACCAGGAGCCTAATCAGCTTCTAGCCTGTCAAGGTTCTACCGATGGTAGAACGGCAACACTCGATTTGAGTGAAGCCTCCGACCGCGTTTCCAATCAGCTCGTCAGACGTATGGTATCGAATTGGCCTTCACTTTCGAAGGCTATTGATGCTACACGTTCTAGGCGGGCTGAAGTACCTGGCTATGGCGTTTTACGCCTTGCCAAGTACGCGTCTATGGGTTCAGCGCTCTGTTTCCCTATGGAAGCCTTGGTCTTTACGACCTTGATCTTCCTCGGTATACAGAAGTCGCTCAACACGACCCTGACCAGGAAGGATGTAAAATCCTTCTTGGGCTCGGTGCGCGTCTACGGAGACGATTTGATTGTCCCCGTAGAACACGTGTCGTCGATCGTGCAGACTCTCGAGCATTTTGGTGCTCGAGTTGGTCTGGACAAGTCCTTCTGGACCGGAAGGTTCAGAGAGTCTTGTGGGAAGGAATACTATGCAGGCGAGGACGTTTCAATCGTCCGAGTCCGGCAGGTTCTTCCTTCCACGATCGCAGACGTAACAGAGGTGAACTCTACAGTAGAGCTTCGTAACCAACTTTACATGTTTGGTTACTGGCGCGTCTGTAGATGGTTGGACGACCGACTTAGGATGATACTTAAGTATTATCCTATTGTTGGCCCCAACTCCTCTGTGCTAGGCAGGGTTTCATTCCTTGGGTATGAAAACCAACGAATGCACCCAAGCCTGCATAACCCATTAGTTCGGGG